CCCGAACAGCGTCAGCGGGGCCTCGTCGTCGTCTGACTCCAGCAGATGATCGGCCCGCAGCTCCGTAATCGTCTCCAGCATTCGCCGGTGACAGCGCTTGTGCAGCTCCGACAGGATCGCCAGTAGCGCCGCCTCGACAAACTGCTCGCGTGTCACTTCCACAGCATCCGCTCCCCGACGTGGTTAATCGTCATGCGGAACGTCGTGCCCTCCAGCCGGTAGACACCATCGTCGTCCTGCTGGCACTGGGCTACCAGCTTGCGGATAGCAGCCGGCCCCATCGGGTACCGCTTGGGGCCGAAGCTGTTGGGGCGCAGGTTGTAGGTCCAGGGCTTGATCGCTCTCATACCGTCTCCTCTGCGTCAGCTGTCGAGACGAATACCAGCGCGACGATCTTCTCCCTCAGGCCAAGACTACCTCCGCACTCCCCGCACGGGTCCATCTTCTCGTCGGGGTCGAGCATGAAGTAATCCGCTCGGGTCGCGGAGCACTCGCTCTGGCAGTCGGCGCAGTAGAGCAGCACGCCGGGCTTCGGGCGTTCGGGTAGGTCGCTTCTAAGCATGCCGCCTCGCAATCTCCTGTAGCACGTCTCGTTTGGTATCAAACGGCCCGACGAAGCTGGGGTTGAGGTAGTACCACCCGGGGATCATCGTAGTGCTTCGATGCACACTCGCCTCGTCAGCGGTTAGTAGCTTAATGCCCGGTTCGGCCACCAGCTTAATCTCAAGCATATTTCCTCGCAATCTCCTGCAACTCTTCAGCCTGAGAAGGGCTGTGCACTGGATTCGCGTACGTGATGCCGTCGTTTATGTACACGCGGAGCGGGAACGGCCCGTCTGCATTGCAGTCCTCCGGGCTGTGTTCCTCCGTGTCGACGCGAACAACCCAGGCGCCATCGTCGGGTGATTGGTAGATTTCGATTGTCGGTTTCTTCATGCGTGCCTCCTCGCTACCTCTTGCAGCGTGCCGTCCATGTTGATCGCCTGACCAGTCGTACAGCGGCCCCACCAATACCCGTAGGCATTGTCCAGCACCGGCTGCCCGATGGCCGTCAGCTCGCCGGCTAGCCACTCGGTGACGGCCCACCACTCCATGATCTCGGCGGGCTCGGCGTTGTTTTGGACGTGCTCACGCAGCACGACTGCATGGGCATCCTCGTCCACTTGGGGGCTATCGCCTAGTCGTGGCACGTTCGTCGGATGATTGATCCTGTGGTCGTCTAGCCAGTCACAGCACTGCACGGCGTCCCACGCGCTCGGGTCGGGGTAGAGGTTGCTGATACGGTCATACTCCCACTCATGCCCAACCTCGCCCATGTCCAGATGTGTCGTCGCTTGGATGAGATCGGTCACCAGCATCGAATCACACTTGAGCACATCCCGCTCCAGATACCACTCCGCCCGCAGGCTGGCCAGGATCTCAGCCCACTCCTCAGCGCACCCTTGCCGCCATGCCATAGTCCCATCCCAGCCTTGATTGCTGTCACGATGGCGTAAACGTCGCGCTGAGAGTCCATCATCGGGCGCAGGGTCGCCCTGATACTCGTACCCGCGCCCCGATGGCCAGACTTGTATCGTGTGAATCTCTTGTCTCTCTGTCATGATCGATCCTTTCGTCTCTCGGTCCGTAGCGCTGGTCGGGTTATCATTGATAATCTCCGAACCCTGTTGCTTGCGAGAAGTACAGCCGCGCCCGATGAAAGGCGATTGTGGCATCTCCTCCCGCCTGCGCCGATAGTCCACGGTCGATACTGGTCTTGATGATCTGCCCCCAGGTTGCGAGCCAGCGACGCTCTCGCTCACGGAAGTATGCCTCGTCGATCTCATTGTCGGTCTGCTCGGCCAGCGCCAGCCGGCCCCAGTGTCCCGCCTGGCTCGCTGCCTCGACAACACAATCGCGGTCGAGTGCCCACCCACCGATCACGGGCTCGTATGGGAGATCTTGGAGCGCGTCGATCCCGATCCGCGTGAACTCCCCGCAACTCTCGGCCTTCTGCTGATTGGTCATTCTGCGATCTCCTCTCGCTCCATCACGTGCACGGCAGACGTGTCGATCCTGTGCCCGGCAACGTCCGACAGATTCAAGATAATGTCGATCTCGTTCGCCCAGTGCGTAGTAGCTGTCACGTGGACTTCCGGCCTATCAACGACCACATCGGCAAACCGTGGGTCGTCCCGGAGTTTCGTACCAAGTCTCTCCGCGCCTCTCCAGCTCTCACGGATACAGAGCCGGTATCGCGTTCGCTGCCGGGTCACTGGATCACCGCCACGACATTCTCGAACGCCACGAGGGCGCCCATGATCCCGCGGGCGATCAGGGCGGCGGCGATGGCAATGGCGACGGTGATGATTGCGGTTTTCATGATGTCTAGTACCCCAGCCAGTCCAGGACTTCAGCGCCCACGTACTCGCGCTTGTCCCCTACCTCGATCAGAAACTCGTGCCAGTCGGCCCCGTGCTTGAGAATCTCGCGTTTCGCGCAAGCCCGACTGACAGTGGCGTCGTGTGCTTCGTTGTAATCCATGTCGTTCTCCTGCCCGATACAGACTGCATTCTCCGTGCCGGGCGCGGGCTGTCGGTCGGTGTCGCCTGCCGGTCGCCCGTGTCCCCTCGTGTCAGCTGGCCGACGGCTGGCAGTCTGCCGGATCTGTCCACAAGATACGCGATTCGTCGGTCTTCTGCCATATGATCCACGCCCCGCCGGCTGCAACCGGCCCGACTTTCGCTTCTCGCGCCCGACGCGGCCGGCCCCTACGTACTCTGTACGGTACACGCGAAGAGGGGACTGGTACGAGGCCCGAGGAGCGTGGTGAGAGGGGCTGGGTGTGTACAACCCTCTCGCTCGCGTCTCTTCTTAGCCTCTCGCCACAGGCTAGCAAGCTAGCTCGCTGTACGGACGTACTCGCTATACGTACCTGTGCGCGAGCGTAAGCCTACTAGCCGTACGTGCTTGCTGTACGTACCCCAAGCTGGCTCGCTGTACGGACTCGCTGTACGTACCCCAAGCTAGCTCGCTGTGCGTGCTCGCTGTACGTACCCGAACGCGAGCGTAAGCCTGCTCGCTGTACGGACGTGCTCGCTGTACGTACCCGTAGCTAACTGCGAGCCCTGGCTACGAGCTGCCTAACAGCCGGCCCGCTGGCTAGCAGGCACGCATGCGATAGAGATCGGGCCGGGGAATGCGATCCCGAGGGGGGTCCCAGGCCGTCATCCAGGGGGAGCAGTCGCAGGATCGTGTCGCTGGCTGGTATCCGCATGGCTATCTGAGCCCGGCTGTTCGCGGTGCGCTCTGGTGTACGTACGTAGATCTCTTATGCGCGAGCGCGTAGCGCGCGGGGGAGGCGGTGCCAGAGTGTGCAAGCCTACGGAAACCGGGCCTCCGAGCAAGCAGTGTGCAGCCGCTGAAACGCAGCCGGTGCGACGGCTCCCCGCAAGTGGTGGCCGTGGGCCCGTGTTGCGCATTCGGGGCCGGCGACTTGACAGCGGCCCGCCTGCGTGGGGTAGGCTCATGGCAGCCGGAGAAGGCTAGGTCAACGGTTCGTGAGGCCCGTTTGAAGCACAGAGATTCTCCTCTCTCCCGCTTCGGAAGCATGGTCCGGATCGTTGGCCGATTCACAGAAAATGACAAAACGCAAGACCATCCTCGGCGACATTGCAGAAGCGCGCCTGCAGAAGGGGCCTCCCAGGACCCAGCTCTCCGACCCGGACATGCACGCCATCTGTCGCATGGTCGAGCTGGAGAAGACCGTGCCGGAGATCGCCAAGTTGATGCGGCGGGACAAGGCGACCATTTACCGCTTTCTCGCCAGTCGTCGGTCCTCGCGGGCCTATACGGAGATGCTCGCTGAGTCCCAGATACACATACTGGGGGCTCGCGCACTCGAGGAAGCCAATGTCACTGAGGCGTTGGAGATTCTCAATCGCATGGGCGTGAAGGGTTTCGTCAAGCGCGACAAGGTGACCAGTCCGACGATGGCGATTCAGATCGTGCAAGCGCCCGTGCCGGATCAGGTGGACATGGACAGGGAGCGCGATCGTGTCGAGGCGATTCGCAACGGCACAGTGACCGAGAAGCAGATCGCAGAGGGCGAGGTCGCAGAGACGATCTCGATTCCCGGCCTGACGACCGTGGAGGCACCGAAATGATCAAGCCGTTCAAGGAAGCCATTCGACTCGAGACGCCCGGTGCCGAGCTGCTCATCGCAGTCCACACGGGCCGTGGCAATACGTTCAGAGACCTCGCAACCGATCGCCTCTACATCAACGTGAACGATGAACGAAACACGATCGATCATCATCGCGTCTTCCGCGAGATCGAGCTCGTGCCTGTGCTCGAACCGCCAGAGCATCCGCTGCGTGACGAGCTGATAGGCACGGTGGAGATGCACAGCCCGATTCTTGATCGGTGGCTCGCGAGCGAGCGTTGCAAGCGCACTCTGGAATCGTAATGATTGCGTCCTGCACCTGGTGCGGCAAGGGCTTCTACAAGCAAGGGAAGCACTACTGGTGCACGACGCGAGCGTGCCGAGTCATCCAGGCCAAATACGCCATTGCTATCCAGCAGCCGAACGACGAGATCGCGCTGTTCTACGTCCCGCTTCCCAAGCAAGTCGATTTCGAGCTCAAGCCGGTACGGTACCTGCTCGGAGGAGGCGCTGCCGGCGCGACCAAGAGTCATCAGGCGCGATTCGGGCTCTACCGCCGAGCCCTGGTCATCCCCAACTTCGAAGCGCTGATTCTGCGGAAGACCTGGGGCCAGCTCGAGAAGCATCATCTTCGTCTCATGGCCCGGGAGGCGCTGGAATTCCGCAGTCTCGGTATCGAGGTCTATTTCCATAAAGGCGATCGCGAGATGGTCTTCCCGAACGGGTCGATCATCGAGGGCGGTCACATGGACAACGACGACCTCGACAACTACCTCTCTCGCGAGCGAGATGTCATCGTCGGCGACGAGGCGTCGACGTTCAACCCCAAGGATCTCCTCGAGCTGTCGACACGCGCTCGGTCAGCGAAGCCTGAAGTTGAGGCCTTTACTCGCCAGCTGTGGGGGATGACCGACCGGCGCCGCTATCCTGATATCCCCGCAGGCGGGGCCGCGTTCTGGGTGCTGAGTAATCCTGGCGGGGAAGCGTCGTCCATGCTGCAGGATATGTTCATCAACAAGACGCCGAACTACGACGAATATCCTCAGCTGCGTGAGCTGGACAGCGAGGGGAAGCCGAACTATCAACCGAGCGAGTGGGGCTTCGTCAAGGGCGATCTGGAGGATAATCCGTATCTCCCGAAAGATTACGAACGCAATTTGGCTCTCTCCAGCAGTCCCGAGCGGTTCAAGCAGCTGCGGTGGGGCAATTGGGACGTCACGACCGGGCAGTTCTTCTCCGAGTTCGATTCTCGTATCCACGTCAAGGATCTCGGCACGCCGGAGGGCGTGAGATGGTTCCGGTCGTACGACTACGGCTACGTCCACTACGGCTGCTGTCACTGGTGGGCGATCTTGCCGGATGGACGGCTGTATATTCGCGCCGAGTTCAAGCACCAGCATCTTGACATCGAGAGGATTGCCACAGCGATGCACCGCATCACGAAGGAGCTGCACATCAAAAAGATCTCCTACACCGTGGGCGACAAGTATTCGATGGGGTCTCGGAAAGACGACACATCCGGCATCACGCGGGGGAGACTCTTCGCGTCCTGCGGGGTGCCCATGATCGACACGAATCACGATCGCATGATGGGCTGGACGCGGATACGCGAGTTGCTGAGCCTGCGATCGGACGGTCTTCCCTGGCTGGTGATGCACCCGAACTGTACGTACCTCATCCGGTCGATGTCGGCGGCGACGTCCGACAAGCACAATCTCGAGGATATCGATTACACGGACGACCACGCGCTGTCCTCGGTGCGCTACGGGGCGATGAGTCAGCACGCCCCGCACGAGGATCGCGAGGTGGAGCTCCCCGAGGGCGCCATGGGGCACGATCTGCGGGCCTTGCAGAACCCGACGCCTGATAACCCCTATGCGTTCCACTAGGGCTGGCCTGACGTGGCAGGAGAGCTGTTCGGGGTGGTTGAGGGGGTCTACCCCTCCCCTGGTCGTCGAGGGCCCGTACGCTGGCCGTCAGCGCCTTCCAGGGGGTGTCTGGGGACCGATCGTGGTAGGGTGAGACCAGATGCACGAATATGAGAACTTCCGTCGTGTCGCCTACGGCCACCACGAAGACCAGGACGGGCAGGCCGTGTTCATTCCGGTTTGTATCAGGTGTGCGCGATTCGTGAAGCCTGACGAGACCGTCCAGTTTGGTGAGGGAGGACTCGCCCCTGGTCCGAATGCGACGTGTACGCAGCACGGGCGCACGGAGATGCTCTTCGAGGGGTTCCTCTAATGGCCAAGACGCGACCGACGATATCGCTGCCGAAGACGGGGCCCGGATCAGCGAGTTGGTGGTCCGAGCAGCTCGAGGCCTCGCTCAAGGCTCGCGAGGCGCTCAAGAACCAGCGTCGCGATCTTATCGCTCGCTATCGCGGCGTGGTGAACGCGGCCAGCGAGGATGCGGTGCGGGTCAATATCGAGTTCGAGAAGACTGAGAGCAAGCGGCACCAGCTTCTCTTTCAGCTCCCCCAGCTGTTCCTCAAGGCCCATCCCGTCACGAGCCGCATCGCCCAGCAATCGGTACAAGAATTCCAGCAACAGCAACAGCGAGCAGAGCAGGGCAATATCGAGTCCCAGGGCGAGCCACCGCCCGATCTCGAGCGTGCCCTGAAGATCTTCCGAGAAGTCCTGCAGCGGTACGCTGGACCGGAAGAGATGAACACCAAGGCGCTCCTCGATAAAAATCTCATCGATGTGCTCTGTCCTGCGGGTATCGCTGCGGCCATCGTCGGCTACGAGCGGTTCAAGGATGGCACGCGTCAGGTCTCGGAGTCGCGTCCTCCCTCGCCGGAGGAGCAGCAACAGTCGCTCTTGCCGGGAGAAATGGGACTGCGTGAGCCGCAGGATATTCAGACGATGGTCAAGGTGCCGAATATCGTCTACTGGCGCATCTTCTCCTCGCGGATCTCTCCAGGGCATCTCTACGTGCCGGTGGACTTCACCGGAAGCGATTACTCGCGTGAATGCGACTGGCTGGCGTACGATTTCAAGGTCCCCGTGCATATTGCCAAGAGGCGGGAATGGCAGCTGCCAGAGACCATCCCCGGGCTGCGTGCGAAGGATGACAATCTCCTCGTTGAGCCGAGCGGGCAGGATGGCCTTGAACGCGAACAGCTCGACTGTATCGAGGTTTGGTGCTTTCCGCAGCGCATCTACGCGGATGTCTCGCACCCGCTCCAGATTCGTCGGATGATCTTCGTCAAGGATGTCGAGCAGCCTGTGCTGGTCGAGGATCGTCGGCATCAGGTCTTCGATCCAGACGGACGCTTCCAGACCGGCATTCGTTCGCTGCCGATCAAGGTGCTGACGCTGCGCTACGCGTCCGACCATTGGATTCCCCCGTCAGACTGCTGGATTTCCAAGGAGCAGTCCGACGAGCTCAGTGCTGCGCGTACGCAGATGGCTGTCCATCGCAAGAAGGCCATCGCGATGCGCTGGGTCAATGTCGAGCGCATCATGAATCCGAAGATCAAGATGCTGGTCATGCGCGGCGAGTACTACGGCATCATCCCGGTGCAGGGGAACGGCAACGAGGTCATCGGGCAGGTGGCGCAAGCAGACTACCCTCGCGAGAATTTCACGTTTCAAGATATCGGGATGAGCGATATTAATCGAGCATGGGCGCTCGGAGCGAACCAGGAAGGCGTGAAGGAAGATACGGCGCGCACGGCGACCGAGCTCTCCCTGATGCAGCAGGCGACCGACAATCGCCTGACCGGGGAGAAGGGCGCGGTCACCGACTACTGGCTGTCGATCATGGAGGCGGCGAGCGATTATCTTCAGCTGTACGCCGAGGACGAGGATATCGTTGAGATCGTCGGCGTGAACGGCAGCAAGGAGCTCGCGGCATGGAATCGCAAAGACGTCCCGGGGCGCATGCTCTTCGACATTGTGCCGAATTCCTCGAACCGTCCCGATGAAGCGCACGATCGCGATCAAGCGCTTAACATCTACAACCTCATGTCGAATTCGCCGTTCATCAACACTAAGGAGCTCGTCAAGAAAACGCTGATCGCCATGGGCGTTGAGAATCCTGACGTGCTGCTCCAGGACCCCCCAGAGCAGCCGGCCGAGGGCCCACGGGTCAGCATGTCGATCAAGAGCGAGAGCCTCTCTCCGGTTGCGCCTGAAGTCGAAAATGTCGAGCTCGTGCTCAACGCGATGGGGATGGAGATTGATCTCAAGGAGGGCCTGTCCAACGTGCCCGATGCGGCCAGGGTCGACGGGGACGATCCCGATAACCCAGTGGGTCCAGCGCAAGCGGTCGACCCGCACTCAGTCAGCTTGAACGAGAGCGACAGTGTCGATCGTCGAGGTGGAGGATTGGTCGATGCTGCTGGATAAGAATTTCAAAAAGATCAAGGTCGAGGCCTCCCCGGCAGTCATCGATGACACGCTGCCTGGGGGCCCTCGCTGGATGCACAATCTCGGCGATCGTCCGGTCTGGGTCACGACAAAGAGCGATCTCACGCGAGAGCTTGAGGCACGCGGACTTGTGCTCGACGTCCGTGACAGCCACGCCAAGGTCGACAAGAGCCCGTGGGCGACCGAGCGCCGGCTGCGCCCGGGCCAGCGCGATCCCTTTCTGCACGGTGCGAGCAACGAGCCGCCATCGTCCGACCGCGACATCAACATGCCGTCGTCGACCAACACGCCCGATCGCACGACGGCGACGCTGGGCGAGAACGAGATCGGCGTCGAGGCCATTCAGATGTCGCTCGACCAGTTGCGGATGCTGCGCGAGTACGGCCGCTTCATTACCGACGCGAATCTGGAGTCCTGGCTGTACTGCAAGCACTGCGTCGATCCTGACGATCTCGAAGGCAGCCGGTGCCAGGTGGAAATTCGGCACGATACGATCTTCATCGCCTGCTCGTGTTGCCTGCGATTCGGGAACGGTGCGACAGCCACGTCTCCGCGAATCGACGTCCCGCAACCGCCGTCGTTCATGGAGTTTGCCATCGATATTCCCGAGATCCAGTACACGGATTCCATCGTCTCGCTGTTTCGTCGTCATCGAAAGCAGTTCCTGGACCCGCTGTCGCTCCTCGAGGTCATGCGGTGTGTTGTGTGCTACGATGCGGGCAGAATGGACGGCATGAAGGTGGAAGTTCTTGACTCGACGTTCCTGGCAGAATGCCGTTGTCAGAAGCGCGTACATCGAGGAATCAGCGTGTAGTCAACGACGTCATCGCGTTGTGGCCTAGCTCCGGCGTCATGCCCCGGGGTGAAAGGGGGACCGTCTCGGCCCCTTGGTCAACACGAGCAGCGAGGCACAGCGAGTGAGACGCGCTGAACGAGGCATTCCCTCCGACAGCGCGTCTTTTTTGTTGCCGCCTCTTGCTCGTGCCGGTTGGCCCTGCGACATGGGCAACAGAGAAAGGGAGCACATGAGGAACTACCTGACAGGCCCGATGTTGGACGCGGACGGCGGCGGAGGGGGCGAGGCAGGGGCAACCCTGGAGACCGCCCTGGAAGCCACTGGAGCGTCTCCTGATGGCACTGGTTCCCCCGACCCTGGTGAGGGAGCGGATGCGTCTCCGATACAGACGTCACCAGGCGAGGCAGGCGAGGAGACCACCGAGCCGATCACGACGATCCCCCTGGAGCGTCACGAATCGGTGCTGGCCAATGCACGTCGAGATCATGACGACTTGCGGGCTGCGACTGGGTGGGCAGATGGCATGGATCGCGAGCAAGTCGCCACCGATGCGTCGAATCGGGAGTGGCTGGCGCGAGATCCAGAGGGCTACATTCGATACTTGCAGTCGCAACGGTCTGGCGGGGACGAGCCGCAACCCGATCGGCAAACACAGAACGGGGAGTTGTTCTACACGCCGGAGCAAGCCGCTAAGCTGGCCGATCATCGATTACGTGCTGGCATCTCGGCGTCTGAGACGCGTTCCGAAGCGCGTTTCAAGCCGCTCGAGGAAGCGGGCGCGCGTGAGGAGGCCAGGCAATCGGCCAATCACGACCTGACGGAAGCATCGAACTGGCCTAAGTTCACCGAGAACATGAACGAGATTGCCGGCGTCATGCAGGTCGTGCAGGACAGAGGCGAGCACATCGATCTCGTCCGAGCGTACCTGAGTGTCGTCGTTCCGAAACTGACAGCTACCGACGATCAGCGCAGGAAAGGGATTCGCGCTGAGATTCTCGCAGAGATGGCGGGCGGTGGCTCCAACGACAATGACCCGTCACGATCGGCCTCGTCTCCCTCGCGCAAGCCCGACAGCGAGAAGTCGCTGCAGGAGTCGCTCGAGGAAGCCATGGCCGGCGTGACGCAATAGAACAGGACGAGCATCATGCCTACACCCAACCTCGGTGAAGCCACGGCAACCGTGTGGGAGAACAGGTTTGGCGGCAAGCCACGAGACGTCATTCACAACTCGCGGGCCTTCTTCTTCTCGCTCGCGGCCAACGGTTTCAAGCAAATCGCTGACGGCGGTCGCCTCTTCGAGTTCCTCCTGGAATTCGCGGAGAACACCAACTTCCACTCCGTATCGGAGATGGAGCAGTTGGATACGTCACGTATCAACGTCTTCGATGCGGCGCGGTTCACGGCGAAGATCGCAGCCGGCACCCTAGTCATCTCGAACCTGGAAGAGCTGCGTGCCTCCGGCAAGTCGAACAAGCTGCAGGCGGGTCTTATGGCCGAGAAGATGGAGAACGCGAAGGACTCCCACACCTCCGATATCAATCGGATGTGCCTGGGATCGGCCTCGACCGGAAAGGACTGGAACGGCATCCAGCATCTGATCTCGATTACCCCGACCACCGGCACGGTCGGCGGGATCTCGCGGGATTCCTTCTCCTTCCATCGGAACCGTCAGGCGTCTGGCGCACAGTCGGCTGCCCCGTTCGACAATCTGCGCAAGGCGCTGACATCTATCTATAACCAGTGCTCGCTGGGCGGGGTCAAGCGGACGCCGAGATGGGTGCAGGCGAACCGGACGGAGTTTGAGGGGTACGAGACCATTTTGGTGGCGATCGAGCAGATCGCGGAAGCCAGGATGAAGCAGGACTCCGACATCGCATTCAAGAACGAGATGTTGAAGTTCAAGGGTGCCAAGATGTTCTTCGATGAGGATGCGGTCGCGGGCGAGATGCGACTGTACCAGAACGAAGACCTCAAGCTGGTCTACTACAAGGACGGCTGGTTCAAGCTCGATCCCAAGGTTGATCCCCACAATCAGCTGGCGAACGTGCACAAGCTGGCGACCTTCGGGCAGCTGTGCATTCGAGGCTCGCGCCATCTAGGCGTTGTCTCCGCGATCACGTAGGACGAGAAGGCGATGCGGAGAATACTCTCACGCGTCAAGTAGCGCCTGTGGGCGGGGCCCCTGTGGCCCCGTATCCACAGTGAAAGGGAGCACATCATGGGAGCATTGCAAGGTCCGGTCCCCTCGGGACAGACAGTCTTTTCTTCGTCAGCGACCAAGTTTCACGAGTTCGGCGCAGAGTTCAGAGATGCCTTTGGTCGGAGGTTCCGGTACGTCGGTGCTGGCGGGACCGCCCTCGTTGTGGGAGACCTGATCCAGAGTGCGGCCGAGGTTGCGGATCATCAGGTGCGGGTACCTGTTGCTGCGGCAATCGGGAACAAGACGATCACCATCGCGATCGGGGGCACAGCCATCACGGCCGATCAGTACGCTGAAGGGTTTGCCATCATCGAAACCACGCCGGGGTTTGGATACACGTACCCCATCCGCAGTCACCCAACGGCAGATGCGTCCGCTTCGGCGGTGGTGTTCACGTTGCAGCCTGGATGGGAGATCGTCATCGCCCTGACAACCACGTCGCGTGTGACGGTTGTTGCCAATCCCTGTCAGGATGTCATTCAGTCTCCGACAACCGAGTCGGGGGCGATTGTGGGTGTCGCGCAGTTCATCATCGCGGCGAACGAGTACGGCTGGGTCGGGATCAAGGGGGCCTTCGGTGTCCTCATGGATGGCAACGTGGCTGTCGGTGGTGCTCTGGCTCGCTCGAACGGGACAGCCGGCGCGGCCGAAGTCGGTGACGGTATCCTACAGCCCATCGGGTCCATGCTGGAGACCGGTGTCACGGGCCAACTCAGCGTTGCTTTCCTCAACATCTAGCAGGCAGAAAGGAGCCGACATGAAACGCATTTCAATACTCGTCGCCACGGTTCTGACGATCCTGCTGGCCGTGACGCTGTACGCGCAGGAGCCCCAGCGATTCAATCGCGGGATCGAGATCCTGAACGGGAATCTCTTCATCGGTCTGAACGGGCAGATCTGTTTCGAGGGGGCGACTGGCAACGCCTTCGAGACCTGCCTGACCGTGACCGACCCCACAGCGGACCGGACACTGACGTGGCCGGACTCTACGGGTACGGCGGTCCTCTCAGGGGGGTCAGCCCCCTTCCTGGACGACGATGCCATCTTCGCCCTGGGGACCGGGGCGGATCAGGCCATGCTGAACAACTCGGCAGGGTTGTCAGCAGATACCGCGTTAGACGATGTCCTGATCGGGACGCCGGTCTCGGAGGCCATCGCAGCCAACTCGCTGATGATCGCCAACAAGACCGCCAATGGGGACATCGCGATGTACGCCAACGATGGGGGAACGAGTCAACAGTTCCTCCACTTCGACGCGGACGTCAGCATTCTGGAGCTCGCCGGGTACGGCGGGGGCGTCATGCTGGCGCTGGAGATCAATCCTCCGGCGCCGGATCTCGCCGGGGAGATGGTGCATATCTGGGATGGCACCGGGGGTGCGGCGACCTGCGAGACCAACACCCGGCTCTGTATCGAGACCGACGACACCGCCGGAAACTTCATCAACTTCCTCGGCACTGCAGGCACGCAAGGTCTGCTCTTCGGGGATACCGGTGATCCGAATGTCGGACAGGTGACCTACGCGCAGGCCACGAACGATCTGCGGTTGACGGCCAATACGGTTGACCGCGTGATCTACAATGGCACCGTGCGGACCATCTCGGACTCGTCTGTCGATCTGTTCGAGGTTGATGTGGGTACGTCGCTGGGCGTCGGAGGCATTATCGACTTCCATGTCTTCGCTGGCGACGCGACGGACTTCCAGACCATCACGGGATTCGTCACCTACACCGCTGTCAACAAGGCGGGCACCCTGACCCTGGACGTCACCTACGACACGGCCAACGAGTCGAAGTCGGTGTCATCTGGCACGCTGACCCTGGCGTTTGCTATCGCAGAGGACAACGCCGACAAGGCCATGATTAGCGTCACGGGGACCGGGTCGTTGACGGAGTCGACCTACACGATGATCTATACCGTCACACCGCTGTCGGTTGGCGCCGTCGTCATCAACGCCGCGTAATGGGCATCAAGCTACGCGTCGCGCTCGAGGAGGGTATCGTCATGGGCGTCAAGCTCGTGACGGCCCTCCTCATCGTCGTCTTCGGGGTGTCCTGGTTTCTCAACGACTATGCCACCCTTCGCTCGCAGGCCGCACGCGGGCAGGATGCCTACAATTACCTCGCTCAGGAGCAAGCGAAGCGAGAGCAGGCCACGCAGGGGATCGACATCATTGAGGAGACAGCCCCATGAGCGATGACCAGGACACTACGCCCAAGCCCGTCGTCGATCGTGAAGAAGTAGATCGCGTCTTATTGAAGAAGCGGGAATCGACTCGGCAGCGCAGGCTGGAGAAAAACCCGAACGTCTTCGTGCTCGAGCTCGGTGGCGGGCAGTTCGAGTACCAGCCCATGGGGGCCATGGACAACGCCTTCCGTATCAACGTTCAGGGCCGCTGCTGGGAACACGTTGGGGAAGACGCACTTAGCCGCTGGGTTTATCGGGCGGTGAGCTAATCCTTTCACTTGACGGGCGAGGAGAGACAGATGAGCAAGCAGAGCAAGCCGGATGGAGCGCAGGCACAGTCTGGCGATCAGCCGGCAGTGACCGTCGAGGCGTTTGCAAATGCGTTCAATCAGCTCGACGGGAAGACCAAGAGCGCCATCATGCAGCGGGTCGGACAGTCGCCGTCCACGGAGGGATTCGGACTCGAGCAGCTGCGGATGATCCTGCAGACCGTCGGACAGGATACAGCCCAAGCGCTCAAGCGCGCCGGTCAGCGGGAGAACCCTAACTACCCCGACATGAGCGTGTACAACCCGCGTGGGAAGTTCGACCACGAGGGACACCCGCAGAAGCCCAAGCTGACGTTCGAGGTAGATACCTACTACGTCAACGTGCTGCTCGGGCGGAAGGGGGGCACCTCCGACCTGAACGTCGAGGGCGAGATCGAGCTCTGTAATCGAATCGCCACGGAGGGCAAGGATCGGGAAGCGCACAAGGGGCGCTGGACGGCGAAGCTGTTTCGTCGCGGAGATCGTCAGGTCCTGGATATTCAGGTGCCCTGCGAAGAGCCGGACGATCGCATGGGTATCCCCTCGTTCACGGCGGTCCTCCTGACCCTGCTCGAAGGCGAGGAGAGCGTCAACCCGGCTACCATGGTGGCCCAGATGAAGGCCATGCGGGAGGAGATCGCTGATCTGAGGGCACGGGACACCCAGCGCATGCCCCAGGATGCCCCCGTAGAGGCCCCTAGCGCCGCGTAGGATCGACGACCAGCCTGCCTGAGGGGGTAACCCCCAGGCGGGCATCGGTCGTCGCTTAGAGCACCGGGAAACGGCTTCCTGCAGGATGTGTCATCCGGAGAGGACGTAATGTCAAAAGCCAGACCCAAGGCCAAGCAGCGCAAGAAGGACATTCTCCTCGAGCTGCTGCCGGGGCAGCGGGTCAAGCAGCGGGGCAAGCCGGCCGGGAAGCGAGCGCCATCGGAGACCGTGCGTGAAGTCGTCCGCGGGGCTGGCATTGTGAAACGCCTCATCGAGCAAGCGAAGACCAGGCGGGAGAAAGCGGCGCTGCTCAAGCAGATGACACGGAAGCCGAAATGACCTTCCTGGAGATCAAGCATCGCGTTTTCGACCGGATCCAGGTGTCCCGTACTCAGACCGGTACGCTCAACGACACCATCGGCGGGTTCGTCAATCAGTGGCACCGGAAGATTCTTGTGCAGCCGGTCTTCGACGGCTTCCGCAAGACGCAGGTCACGCTCGCCACCGTTGCGGACCAATGGCGGTACGGCACCAAGCTTCTCAAGATCGACCACATCACCGAGCGGACCAACGATCGCCGGCTCATCAAGAAGACCGAGAGCTGGTGGCGCAAGAATTATCCTGATCCGACCGAGGGTACTGGGGACTCCGAGTACTGGATTCCGCTGGGCCAGACACGCATCAAGCAGCGTCCGGCGAACGCGTCCGAGCTCTTCGCGATCTCCTCGAGCGCCAGCGATACGAACACGATCTCGGTCGAGGTTGTGCGGTCGAATGGCGAGGTGAGCCTGCTGTCGTTGCCCATGACGGGGGCCACTGCGGTGAGCCTGTCTTCGTTCATTACCGACGTCGTCGATGTCTTGGATGTCTATCTGTCCGCGGTGGCTGTCGGGACCGTGACCCTGCGCGAGGACTCCGGCGTGGGGACGGTGCTGTCGGAGATCGCGATCGGGGAGAGCAAGCCGCGGTACACGCAGCTCGTTCTCGTGCCCACCCCCTCGAGCGCCTTGACGTACTTCCTCGACGGCACGGCGCGGATGACTGACCTCGTGGATGATTTCGACGAGCCGCTCATCTACGAGGACTTCCACGATATTCTGATCGACGGGGCCGTCTACGAGTACTGGCTCTCGCATGGCCGGACTAAGGAAGCCCAGTGGCTACGAGACGAGATCGAGAAGTTCACCCAGCGGATGCGTGGCTGGGCCTATTGGGAGTTCGAGCAAGACGAGACCGATATGGAGCAAGAGGCGTTCAATCCACTCGACAGGCTCACGTTGCCTCTCACATAGGAGCGAGATCATGATTCGACGTATCAATCCACCGATTGCTGTCATGTGCATGCTCATCGGGGTGCTGTTTACATGGTCAGCGCTCAAGCCGGTCTCTGCCCAGCCCAGCGCCGACGTCACCTACCCCGTCTACAACGTCAACTACATCACGACGAATGCCACGACGGCCGTGCTGATCGGATCGGGCGTTCTCCACTCGCTCTGCGTGACCGACTTCGGGGCATCGTCGAATACGGCCACGGTCTATGACAGCCTGGCGGGGAGCGGCACGATCATCGCCCTCTTCGACACGGTGACATTCGATGGATGCGCTCTCTTGGACGTACGCGTGACGACCGGGATCACCATCGTGACGGCAACCGGGACAGCGCCTGAGATCACCGTGAGCTATCGCGCGCTGTAGTGATGGCACAGAACGGAACTGGTATCTAGATGGCCGACTCGATCGATCCGTTTGACGCTGTCGAGGCCCGCAAGGCGATTGCCCGCGTCCGCGAGCAGTCAACCGGGCCGGACACGCTGGCTGAGCTGAGCGACCTGCTCGAAGGCGCGGTGTCGACAGTCTCGACGCTCGAGGCAAAGGTCGGGACTATGCGGGGGACCGTCCATGCCCATCAGGAGACCGCCCAGCACGCCCGTGAGAGCGCCGAGGCCCTGGACGGGATGTCCCGGGACGCGCTCGCAGACGCGGAGCTGCACGAGCGGACCCTGGTGCGGTCGCTGGCTGATTTGACCGAGCAAGCCCTGACGCGTATCGAGGGCCTGGAGCTGACGCGTGAGAGTCTCACCGGGCGCCTAGCGCGGGACAGGCAGCAAGCCGAGGATGATCAGCGAGCCTTCCTCGACGAGATCGCTCGCTATGAAACGCATCTCCATCTCGCGCAGAAGCGCTCGGGACATCTCCAGGATCTCATCGACCGTATCGCGCAAATGCCCTGGTACGTCGCCGTGAGGCAAGCCGCGAAGGTTGCCGATGATTGTGAGTAGCCATGGCCAATCCAGTCATTGCCTTCGTGCGTCGGGCTCTCCGGCTTGATGCTCCCGAGCCTCCGCCTGTCGAGCGTGCGTCTCCCGGGGGGTTCGCCTATTTCATGGACGAGGACCTCAAGGCGCTTCTCTACGCCAAGGAGTGGCCGTATACCGGGTGTCCGTCCGATGATCGCACGCTGTCAACGACCTGGCTCATCGGGGGGAATAAATTCGTGCCTTCCCACCGAAAGGATGGCAATTGGTATTTTCGACGCATCTCAAACTAGCATTCGGGATTGCGTTCGTGCTGGCTATCGGCCTGGGCGCGCAGAATGGCCCGCGTACGAACGGGGCGAACCTCCCGGTCCGTACAGACGCCAACGGGTACGTCATTGCCGCCGAGCAGACGTACACGGGCCCGGACGGCCCGCGTCGCCCGTTCGCCAATACCCTCGTGCGGACGGATGCCAATGGCTATCTCATCATCACGAATCCGTCTCCCTTTGGTACGGGTCTCGATCACGGGGTCCTCACCGGGCTCTCCGATGATGACCATACGCAGTATCTCCTCGCAGACGGCACGCGAGCGCTCACGGCGAATTGGGATGCGGGCGCATTTCTCATTACGACCGATCTCCTCAGCGTGGGCACGTCACCGCCAACGCTTGACACCGTCAACGTCGATGGCTCGTTCCTGTTGACGCATACCGCGACGGGCACCGAAGAGCACGCGATGGAGCTGATCGTGGATGCGGCCAGCTTCGGAGAGGTCCGCGCCCTCGACATCGACTACATCACCGGGGCGCTGGCACAGGGATCCGACGAAGCGATCATCCTGGTCAATATTGACGAGAGCGGTGCGACGGGTGGCGACGTAGCCGGGCTCGTCGTGTTGGCGACAGAGGGATTGGCCAAGATCATCGGGCTGGAAGTCGGGGTGTTGGTCGATCCGATCGAGCAGTTGTCAGGGACGTTTTCCGACGCGGCGACGGTCAGCAACGACGGGTCGGTCATCACGACATTGAACCAGGGCGGGGCCGGTGGGGTTGCCATCTTCACCCTCGACGATGATTTCATGATCATCGGGTCCGGGTCGAAGTTCGAGGAAATCGAATATCTTCTCGCAACGGGGTCAAGCGGGGCGGGGATTGCCCCCACGTTCGAGTTCTCGACCGCCATCGGCATGTGGACGACGTTCGCGCCGATCGATGGCACCAACGCGATGCGGAACTCCGGCGTCATCGCGTTCCTGGACAGCGACATTCCCTCCTGGGCCACAGGCGCCGGGACCGAGTTTCTGATCCGCATCACGCGGACCAGGAATATGATCACGACGCCTCCCGTTGCCAACAAGCTGCAAATCGCTGCAGCCACAGAGTACTTCTGGGACAAGCTTGGGAATATCAAGTCCCTGACGTACGAGTCAGACATCGCTACTGGAACGGCGCCGCTGACGGTGGCCTCCACGACGCTGGTATCGAACCTGAATGCGGATCTCCTGGACGGCGTGCAGGGGGCCGAGTTTCTCCAGCGAGACGGGTCCGTCCAGCTGACTGGCGACTGGAGCGTCGGGCCGCAGAATATTGCTTTCAATAATAGCGAAGAATTGCAGTGGAGGGACCTTGGCGGCACACCGCGACACGCCATGAGCGTCACTGTCACAGACGATCTGCATATAGGGGATATTCTCTTAGACAGCATCGACTTTCATGTGGTGGGCGTGAGCCCGGCCATGATTATTAGGGAAACAACGGGCTTCGTGGGTATCGGTACGTCTGCGCCCGCTACGAAGCTGGAAGTTGAAGACGCCGGCACAGCAACTGCAATTCAAATTAGCAACACCGCCACTGATGGCGATCCCGTCCTCGCCTTTGCTCTCTCCGGCACGGCCACCTTCACCATGGGAGTGGACGATGGCGATGGCGACAGTCTGAAGATTGGCACGTCGGCCATCGGCACCAATACTCGCCTGACCATCGACTCGGCCGGGGACGTCGGTATCGGAACAGCGAGCCCCAAAGAATTGTTGCATGTGGGAACAGGAATAGACGCATCTGATATAACGGCAACTGATTTATTGGTA